TGCATCTGCTCTCTTTGATGATGATGACAAACTAGAGAAGATCTACAATTCATTGCATGATCTATCTGAGTTTACAACACCTGATAAGTTCAAGTCTTATGATGACTTGAAGAAGCGTTTGGTATATGTTCTTGGTATGAATCAACCTGCTAAGAGAATAGATCCAGAAGTTGCAGAAGAAGACGCAACATGGGAAAGGGAACGTCGTGGAGACTACAGTGAGTCTGCTACACCAGCCCCAGAACCAGTGTTGGCATCTACTGCATCAGCAGAAGAAGATGAAGATGATGAATCTCTAAGTTATTTTTCTAAGTTAGTTAATTCTTAATTAACTGATGGGAATACAAAAGATCTCTATGTAGAAAGAGTGCCCATTTTTTGTCTAAAAGGTGATTGGTTTAGCCCCCTCATTTTGAGGGGGTTTTTTTATATCCCTGTCTCTCTTGGGTTATATGATGATGTGAGAGATCTATTAATAAATGAAGATGACTTATCATGTCTCATTAAATTTCGGAAGTCTGATATAAATGCTGATAAAAACTCAATTTTTAAAACTCTAATTTTTCTCTTATCTTCGTTTAATCTTTGTTCATAACTATAATTTGATACAGATTGTGCAGGTTTTACTGTAACTGTTGAGTAATCATCTTTTGCATAAGTAAATTCAAAATTTTCATCTACGATGAGTTCTTTCTTTAATATCAATCTACCAAATCTATCTTTAATTTCCTTTGTTTCAAAATGATGTGTTGCCATTATATTTGCATCACTTCCATATTTTTCTAAACAATAATTATATAAATCATTATTACTTAGAGGCCACTGATCCCTTATATTTGTGATGTTATTTGTTACTAATATTACCCAATCTAAATCAGCGTTATCATAAACTTTTTGAGCAATAATATCTGGTCTCTCATTATCTTGTACAAGATAGTAATCAAATGAAGTTACTGATTGATCAACATCAGTTCTTAACTTCGCTCTTTTAAATAAATTTTTAACCTCTATCCTTTCATCACTTCTATTTTGATTTGGGAGAAGTGAAACGTAGGATATATTTGGGAGTTCTCTGAAGTACATTAGAATCCAACCTCATCTTCTTCTATTGCTAGTTTGTTTTCTAATCCTCTGTCCTCATCATATCCTCTAGTTTCTGAAGTTCCACCTTTAAATGTATAATCTGTATCATATACTGGTTCAAGTTCTTGGAAACCTAAAGACACGATGATTGAAACAGGTTGACCTTTATCATAAGATGCAAACGTTCCTTCGGGAGTATAGTTTACTGATGCTTGAGTCAATGCACATGTTTTGATTCGATTTATACCCTTTATTGGTTCACCTTCTGAGGTTCGATATGCTAATCTAAACACATTTGGTGTTCCTAAAAAGTAAGATGTCCCTGATTGTAAACTGGCTTGTGAGTTTTGTTTTCTTGGTGCCATGCCTTGCTTAAAGAAACGAACTATACGATTTACCATACTCGCTTCTTTTTCACTTCTTGGACTCATCTTATACATGAATGAAAACTGTCGAAGCATTGGTGCAGAGAATAATAATTCTAAGTTACTGTTTGGAATAACACCATCTCTTCTTGCAAGAATTGATGCTGCACTTGTTTCGATTCCTTGTGATGCTAATATTCTTGATACTACCTCTGGTCCTAAAATACTTGCTGCTGCTTCCACTTTACCTTGACCTTTAACACTCGCTGCTATTTGTGTAAATTTCGCAGCACCAATTGCATCTTTGAATGCATCATTAAAATCTTGTCCTATCGCTGCAGCACCAGTGGCAAAAGCGAGACCACCAATAACTTCATCTGTTGGATTACCGACTGCTCTCAACATCGCTGCTTCCATCGCATTCATTGTATCTTCACCCCATCTAACATTATTTGAATCTCGAATGTCATTTGGCATAGGTAATTTAACAAGACCTAAAAATTGTGCAAGTGCACTTCCTCTTCCAATACCTCCTGTTAATAATTCACCAGTTTTTTTTCTGTTTACACCCCAAATCTCTCCTGCTCTTGGTGATTTATATCTGTACTGTGAAATAACTAAGTGGTCTTGAGACTGCCCAGTTTTATCATAAATCGCATCAATCGGATATTGTCCTGCACCACCTTCATCTTTAAAATATCTATCTACATCTGTAGTTTTGAATTTTTCTTTTATATATTCTATTGCTTGTTCTTGTTCAAGTTCAAATTCTGTGCCTGGTTCAAATATTTTAGGTTTTGTATTGTCGGGATTTGATCTAACTGCAGCGTCTACTATGAATCTATACGTGTCTATTATCTGATCTTGACCAAAAAGTTCTCCTTTACTCTCACTAAAAAACTTAGTTTCACTAGACCATATTAACTCAGGTTGATTTATTTGACTTCGTTGATCCATAGGAGGACTATAAGCAATTATGACCTCACCAGATTCTCTATTATAGTATGCATAATTATGTCTAGACTGAAATTGTGTACCGTTTCCATCCCACGTTACATCCTTCAATAGTTGTCCCTGACCAATTTGTTCCCAACCGTTTTCTTTTGTTAAATCCTTATATTCCATGTTTGTTTAATTGTTTGTCGTATCATCCCAAACGGTTTGAAGGTCAACCGAGAATCCAGTATCTCTTCTTACAAAATCTTCAGTTACTAATTTAGCGATGTCTCTGTACTCCCCAGGATTTGCTGGAATACGGTATATATTACTCATGTTACCAATAATATAAGAGTGTAATCCTTTCTTTGGTAGACCACTAGCATCGATTGCTGTATTATTTAGCAAACTTTCTGAAATAGTATCACGGTAGTCAGGATTAAGGTAGTGAACATTATAACCAAGTATCTTAATACCATCTATCATACCTAACATAAAAGCAAGTGGTCTCTTATCCCAGTATTCATATCTTTCTGGGAACCTTGCATCATAATCAAAGAATAAAAAATCCCCCATCTTTATATCATCTGTATCAATTTTAGCATCAACAAAACTTAATTCTGCTCTTAACTCTTCGGCATACCAATCAATATCACTATCAGGTGTGCGAAGTCCTTTTTCCATGACAGCATCACCAATTGTTTGTCTTGCTTGTAACTCTTGTTCTATCTCTCTTTGTTCTCTTGCTGCTATTACTTTTCTTTTTTTCTCCTCTCTTCTCTCCTCTAAAGTTTCTGCAACAATCTGTCTTTGTTCAACTCTTCTCGTTCTTGCTTTATATTTTACATTCGCACTTATTGCTTTTATTAAATCTGATTTTCTTTTATTTCCTAAGTTTCCAATATTCATTTTATAGAATAAAGTAATACCTCTTAGTTCAGGAAGACTATATCTTTCTAATGGAAGAGTAGTTCCATCAAGACGACTGTAAATTTGTGCTTCTCTTTCTGCTTTGCTCATTTGATTCCTAAATCATCCTCTGTCATAATTTTAAACTCATAACCACGATCAGCACAAAACTCTTTTGCTGCTTTCCACTTTGCTTGATTGATCACCCAAGTTTGTACTGAGTATGCCCATGTTTTAGTTCTCCTCTTTGGATTTTGAGGTGGTCTTTCTACCTGTCTTTTTGGTTTGACTTCTACCACCATCACTCTTTTCTTTTTGTTTCGGTCATAGTATTTAATAAAAAAGTCAGGGAAGTATCTATGAACTCGATTATCCTTTGGAGATATGTATGGTATCCAGAACTCTTCAGACTGCCATTCACTTACACTTTCTGTAAGATCGCAGTAGTTCATAAATTTTCTTTCCCAAAGAGACCTGTAAATTATATTAGTGGGATCACCTTTATACTTTTTAGGGTGTCTTGGTCTAAACTTTCCATTATATGACATACATAGTAATGTATAACTATAAAAATATTTAGATGGCAGACATAAAGAACTCTGTACTACCATTATATAAAAAGATAAATGATGCTCAAAGGGATCTATTTCCCTTGTCTCTCACTGCTGAGTTTAAGGTGTCTCTCAATCTTGGATATGACACTGATATTAGCACTTCTCAAAGTTTGAGTTCATGGTTAACTAAATGTGGTGTAGCAAATAGTCCACAAGATTTGGCAAGGTATGATTTTTTTGCATCAGATGTAACACTACCTGGTGCATCTTTTGATATGGCAGAAAGTATGGGAGATAGACAAGGAACTATAGAAAGATTTGCTCAAAGAAGACTATACGCACCATTAAGTGTTTCATTTTATGTTGATGCAGATTATAATATACTTAGATTATTTGAAGAGTGGATGAACTTTATGAATCCAATACATAATTCTTCAGGAAGATATGAGGGATCATTTCAGGGTCAGAGTGGATATGAAGAGAGAAATAACTATTACAAATTCAGATACCCAAATGATTATAAAAGGAACATAGTAGTAACTAAATTTGAAAAAGATTTTTATCAAGGTTTAAATATGAATGAAACTCGCATTGGTAGGTTTGCTAAGAGTAAAAGTGGTGATGAGTTAATTCCTGGATCTCTTTTGATGTACCAGTTTATAGATGCGTTTCCAAGTAATGTCGTTGCAATACCTCTGTCATATCAAGGCACAGATATAACGAAGGTTACAATTGAATTTCAATATCTTAGATATAATACAATTACAAACAATGATAAAAGTGATTTATATTCTACAAATATATTTGGACAGGATGTTATTAAAAATTATGATAACTCTGTGATAGGTCAACTTAATGCAAGTGCAGCAAAATCATCCACTGTTGTTGGATTTGTAAATGGTGAACCATATAGTGGACCTTATCATGTACATGAAAGAGATGATGGTGTAATAGTTAAAATGACTGGTGTTCAGCATTCAGGTGTTGCACATAATATCATCTATGATACAGCAGAGGAGAGTTTAAGTGGTGCTGTTAATACAACCACTGTATCTGATGATGACAATGGTGGCGGTGATAATGAATCTAATAATCAACAACAGCAACAACAACAGGCAGATACTACACCACCAGGAGCACCAAGTAGTTTATCTATTACAACTGTGGCAAGTGATAATACACCAACAATTACAGGTCAGGCAGAGGCCAATAGTACAGTCAAGGTATTTAATGGATCTACTCAAATAGGAACTGCAGGTGTAAGTTCGAGTGGATCATTCTCAGTTACTATCTCTAATGCATTAGCAAATGGAACGTATACCTTCACTGTTAATGCAACTGATGCTGCAGGTAATGTTTCTAACAACTCTAACATTTCACATACAATTAATGTTCCAAGTTCAGGTGATGGTAATGGTAGTGGTAATGGATACTCATCACCAAGTTACTAAAACCCTGCTATATACAATACTGAATAA